GCCGCGTCGAGTACCGCACGCAGGTCTTTACTAATGCGCAGGGGCAAGAACGGGTCAGCCGGGCGCTGTTGTTCTTTGATGGTACGGTCACGCTGGGCATCCGCGATAAGCTGACGCTCGAAGATGGGTCGAGCCCGACGATTGAGCGGGTCGATCTGTGGAAAACGCCGCAAGGGACGCCCGACCACCTGGAGGTCATCATATGATCACCATTACCCTTGAAGGCATCGACGCCCTGCGCCAGTCGTGGCAGCGGCTGCAAGCCCAGGTTGGCCCCGCGGTCGCCCACGCCTTGAAGACGGAAGCGGATCAGATCCTAGAGGCCAGCTTGCCGCTCGTGCCGGTGGACACGACGCTGCTCATTCTGACGGGCATGGTCGAGGGCCCCACGGCCAGCGGCCAGGAGACGACGGTCGACATCCGCTATGGGGGGCATGGGCTCGCGCCGTATGCCATTGTGCAGCATGAGAATACGGCGTTCAACCATCCCAACGGGGGTCAGCACCACTATTTGTCCGAACCCGTGTTTACCGCCACGGGCGGGATGGCCGAGCGGTTCGCTGCCCTCATTGGCCCCGCCCTGCGAGGCTAGCGATGCCCCAGTTTATGCGCCACGATGGCTATGGCAATCCGCTGCCCGAGCTGGCCGACGCCCGCCAGGCCGTCCTCTACGAGCGGCCCTTTAATGTCCAGCAGCGGCGCACCATTCTCCAACTGCTCGACGAACAGTGGCGCAAACTGCTCCGCAAGGGCATGCACGGCGACGTGACGCTCACCTTTTACGTCCGCGACGGGCTCATTCAACCCGACCTGGCCGTCACGGAGACGCATGTCTACCGTAGCGTCAAGGACGAGTAGCATGGCACTGCTAGACGAGTTAGGGGCGTATCTCCAGAGTCACGGCGTGGCGGCCGTGGGGAACACGCTCTTTAAGGGGCGGTTGCCGCTCGATACGCTCGAGAACACGGTGCCGGTCCTCGCGCTGATCGAAGTGCCGGGGTTGCCGCCCGTGCGCAGCCATGACGTGCCGGTGGCGCGCTACGAACAGCCCGTGGTGCAAGTCGCCACGCGTGGGGCGCCGTATGGCTATCCGGCCGCGCGGGCGGCAGCACAGGCGGCGTGGGACGTCCTCGACGGCGTGCAGAATGCGTCGCTCAGTGGCACGTTTTACCTCTGGCTCCAGGCGCTCCAGAGTCCGTACTGGCTGCGCACCGATGACTTTCAGCGACCCGTGCTGCTCTTTAATGTGCGCTGTGCGCGGGCACTGGGCTAAGGAGTCGCCATGGCCCTGATCGAACGCTTGATGGGACAGCCGTTTGAGCCCGACCATGCGCGGAAAATTTCCGTCCACGAGTTTGCGGCGGCGGCCTATGAAGTCGCTTTTGGCCCACGCACGGTGGCGCAGATTAAGCAGTATTATGCCATGACGCCCGAAGATGCCGCAGAATATGATGCCCTCATTGCCCAGGTGAGCGGCACGGATGCCGTCAAGCACCGTATCATTTTTCAGTTCGAACAGGTCTTTATCCTGGCGGAGATGCGGGCGGGCTTCTACGACACCCCGGCGCTTGTGCGGTCGCGGCTAGGACTCTAGGCATGCCCCTGCAATGTTTTGTCGATGCGTTTAATATCGGCACTGGGGCCGTCGCCAGTACGGTCGTCCGGACCGGGTACGGGTTCCAACCCAAAGCGTGTTTGTACTGGTGGAGTGGGCGGACCGAGAGTACCACGACGTTTGCGCGCAAGAACCTGCAAATGGGGGCGGGGATGGCGAGTAGTGCAACGGCACGCGCCTGTGTGACCATGCTCTCCCAGGATACGACCACAACGATGGTGACGAATCGGCGTCATGACGCCGCCAATGTGATTGCCTGCACGACGACCTCAGACACGACGGACGGCAGTGCGGACCTCCAAAGCTTTGATGCCGGGGGGCAAACACTGGTCATTACCGACCAATTTACGACGAACCTGCGCGTCCACTGCCTGGCGTTGGGTGGTACTGATCTGACGAACGCCATTGTGGTCCAGTTTGCCGGGCCGGGCGCCAACGGGAACCAGGACACGACGACCGTGGGCTTTCAGCCCGATGCGCTGGTGCTGCTCTCCAGCATTCAGGACGTGGCGAGTGGGACGACCCAGAATTTTACCGGGCAATTGCTGTTTGGTCTGGCAACGGGGCCCAGCAATCAGGGGGTAGTGGCGCTGACCGATAAAGACGCGTCGGCCGATGCGTCCACCAGTCGCTATAGCTACGGGGGCGAGTGTCTGGCGTCGCCCAATGACACGGCGACTGCGGTGGGGCGCCGTGCCGCGTTCGTGAGTTTTCTCTCCAACGGCTTCCGGCTCAACTGGTTAGAGTTTAGCTCGGCCGGCTTTCAGTATTTTGCGCTCGCCCTCAAGGGGGGGCGCTATGCGGTGGGCAATGTTGTCACCTCAACGACGATCAACACGACGATTCCTGTCACGGGGTTGGGCTTTGCCCCCTCGGGGCTCTGGCTCATGAGTGCGGCGGCGCCGGTGGATGTGCAAGCCACGGTGCGGACCCAAGCGACGGTAGCAGTAGGTGGGGCAACAAGTCCCACGAACCGGGCGTGTCAGGGTGCGGTGTCCGAACATGCGGTCGCGACGGCGGTCTGTGCCAGTAGTACGCGCGAGGATGGCTGCCTGGAACTCCTCAATAGTGGCAGCGTGAGTGCCGGGGTCGTGGATGTGCAGAGTATGGATGCTGGCGGGTTTACGCTCATTATGGACGTGGCAGACGTGACCACGACGAAGTACGTGACGTATCTGGCCTGCGGCAGCACGCCCGTAACCGTGGTCCCCCGGTCACTCGACCATAGCACGGTCCTGCAGGCCGTCACCCGCGCCCGGTATTTTTAGGAGGTTGCCATGGCCGCTGGCTATGTGGTATCCACGATAGGGTCGTTGGCCCTCGCCGCCACGACGGCGAAGACGATCCTCAACGTGATTTCGGGCGCCAATGCCCTAACCCGCATTGTCGAGCTCTCCGTCTCCTTTGACGGCGTAACGGCGACGGCCGTGCCCGCCGTGGTTGAGCTGGTGTCATCCACGCAGGCAGGCGCTGGGACGCCCGGGACCACGCCGACCATTTACCAGATGCGCGGGCCGACGCGCACCGTGCAGGCGACGGCAGCCCAAAACTATAGTGCGGAACCCACCGTGCTTTCACCCTGGAAGCGCTGGTTGGTCCCCGTGTTTAACGGCCTCCTGGTGGTGCAGTTTCCCCTCGGTCGAGAGCCCGAGCAGATCGTCACGGCTGATGCGATTGGGATTCGCGTTACAGCACCGGCCATCGTGAACGTATCTGCTTTTTTGGAGTGGGAGGAAGGATAGCCCGATGGTCTATCTCATTACCTCGGGGCGGTTTTGGGGGCTAGCGGACGTGGAGGAAGTGCGTCTGCCGTATGCCACGCTCGAAGAAGCCCGGGCCCAGGCCACGCAGGAACAGGCGACGGGGAAGCCGCCGCTGCGGATTGAAGACGAGACGCAGGGCGTGCTGTGGACACCGCAGAAGGAGTAACCCTTGGGGTCGTTATCAGACGATGCGGCCGTGCCCTTTCCGCCACCTTCGGGAGACTGGGGCACGATTACCCATTGGCTCATTGTGCTCCCGCCAGCCGAGCCTGAGCCAGACTCGAAGGAGTAACGCCTTGGGCAGTTTATCTAATTATGCGGAAGACCAGTTGCTTCAGCACGTGTTCAATGTTGCATATACCTCTGTGGCCACAGTCTATGTGGCCCTCTCGACCGGCACCCTGACCGATACGTCCACCGGCGCCAGCATGAGTGAAGTCGCCAATGCCAATGGGTATGCGCGCACGGCCGTTACGTTTGGTGCGGCGGCCCTACGTAAGGTCATGCAGAGCGGCGCCGTGACCTTTCCGCAGGCCTCGGGGGCCTGGGGCACGGTGACGGACTGGGCCATTGTCGATACCAACACCTACGGCGCGGGCAATATCCTGGCCTACGGCTCCTTTACCGCGTCCTTTGCGCCCGTGACCGGGAATACGCCAACCATTCCGAGCGGGGAGCTTCAGGTCATCTTCAATGCGTCGTCCGGCGCGGGGTTTGTTGATGTCTGCGTACATCTACTCCTGAACCGCATGTTCCGCAACCAGGCATATACCAAGCCGGCTACGTACATTGCCCTTGCGACGGCAACGATTGCGGATACGGCGGCAACCGAGGCGAATGTGACAGAGGTGAGCACTGCGGCGACCGGGTACTCACGCAAACTTGTCAATATCTCAGGCGGAGCCGCCCCGAAGTGGAATACGGCGAGCGGTGGTGTCGTCACGAATGCTGACGCGATCACGTTTACGACGCCGACGGCCTCGTGGGGCACGATTACGAGCTGCTTTATTATCGACAGCGCGAGCGGTGCCGGGAACATTATTGGGTATGACAACGGCAACATCGTCGATCAGCCTGTTGCGGCGAGTGATACTGTGCAATTTGATATTGCAGCTTTTTCGATCAGCCTATCCTAGTCTCTTTGCTCATTCGTAGCCGCTGGGCCTTGGTGGTATCTCTGCTGTGTGCGGCTCAGCCGTGCCGGACCCCTCATGCCTTCCCCTAGGGCAGGATCACGCCTATGCCGGTGCACGGTCGCAGCTTCGTGTATCATGCCCTGCTCCTGCATGGGCGCCCCGCCGCCCCTACGGTCCGGTTGCTCACTGCCGCGCTGGTGGGCGCCAGTACCACTCCCACCAGCGGGGGGGCCTTGACCCGGCGCCTCACCGCGGCCCTGCCGCCCACCAGTACGACCCTCGCCATCCAGACGACGACGACCCGGCGCCTCACCGCTGCCCCAAGTCCTGCGAGCCAGACCCCGCCTGCCGCGGCCTCCCAGACGCGGCGGCTCAGTACAGCGTTGCTCGGGAGTAGTACCACTCCAGCGAGTCTGCAGACGAGTACGCGGCGGCTGACGGCCACGCTGCCTGGAGCTAGTACGACCCCCGCGAGTGCCCGGACGACGGTGCGCCGGCTCACAGGGGCCCTGGCGGGGAGCAGTGCCACGCCCACGAGTGCGCAGACGAGCGTGCGCCGTCTCCAGGCCGTGCTACCTGCGGCGAGTACGACGCCCAGTGCCTCAGCACTCCTGCTCACGCTGCGCCACCTCACGGCGGCGCTGAGTGGCCAGAGCACCACGCCGACCAGTGCACGGACCCTCATGCGGCGCGTGACGGCGGCGGTTGCGGCGGCCAGTACGACCCCGACGAGTGCGCCGACCGTCCTGCGGCGCCTCGTGGCAGTCCAGGCGGGTACGAGTACGACGCCGGCCGCCCAGGCCGTGGTGACCGCGCTCCGATCGCTGACGGCGGCCCTGAGTGGCGCGAGTGCCACGCCCACGGCGGCTCGCACGCTCGCACGACGCCTGACGACCGCCGTCCTCGGGGCCAGTACGACCCCCGCCGCGACCACGACAATCACCCGGCGCCTCACGACGAGCATGAGCGGGGCGAGCACGACGCCAGCGGCGACGGCCACCATGGGCGTCCTGCGGCATCTCACCGCGCAACTCACATCCAGCAGTACGACCCCGGCCAGCGCGCGGACCCTCGTCCGTCGCCTTCAGAGTACGGTCCTGGGGACGAGTCTCACGCCCACGGCCACCGCCAGCCTAGGCGCCGTGCGCTCCCTCACGGCGACGCTGACGCTCACGAGTACCACGCCCGCCAGTACGCGCCAACTGGCACGACGGCTTCAGGCGGCGCTCAGCAGCCCCAGCCAGACCCCGCT